AGTTTATGTCACATTGTAGGACCGTTGCCGTTCCTAAAACCTACTTCTCCGCCCTCTGCTTCAATGTTCTTAATAACATCTTCAAACAAGATGGGCGCAAAGTCCGGAGTTTGTTCTACGCATACGCAATGATATCTAGGATCAATCTCATCGCTGTATAATGTAGCACCTGTTTTAGCATCAATGCCACGTGCCTTCTTTACACGACTTGCATGTAAATGTCCGTGGATGTTAACTCCAAAACGACCTAAACTTGCTTCGTGTACAGGAATATGACTTAAGATCATTCCGTTCATAACGTGATATGCACGTAACTCTCGGAAATGTTGTCTGTAGTCTTCATCCTTGAAGATATCGTGGTTTCCACGTATTAAGACCTTGTCTCCGTTCAAACGATGTAAGATACCTAATGCCTTACGGTTAATAACAACGTCACCTAAGTGGTAAACCTTGTCAGTGGGCTTAACTCGTTCGTTCCAGGCCTTAACCATAGCTTCGTCCATTTCTTCTGGATCAGTCCACGGCCTTAACTTTGTAAAACCATCTTCTCGAGTGAAACGGCACACACCTGCGTGACCAAAGTGCGTGTCGCTAACTAAAAATACGCTAGGCATAGTGCCCTCCTTTCTTAAAGTTTTAACAATGCCATTGTGGCAGTTGATTCGTTTTTCATTCCTACGTAGTAGGGTCTGCTAGTATAGCCCCGTTCGTTCATCTTAGGCTTGCCCCAGAATGTCATATCCCAGCGCCAACCTTCTAATTCTTTTACAGCCTTTTCTATCTTGTTTGAATCAGAATTGAATCTTTCCACCAGAAAGGCATAGCGATAGCCTTTGTGATACAGATTGTGTCTGCGGTCTAATTTTATCAGTTTCACTTTGCCCTCCTTTCTTTAAAGTCATATTATACTACTCTTTGCTCAAAATGTCAACCACTCGTTGCTTTTCGTGCCACTGAAACATTTCGCCGCGGTTAATCCAATCTTGAACAAGTTCCGGACTACCGTAGCTTCCACGGGGAGCATAATGTATGATATAGTGTACAATATGTCCTAATGCTTCTTTGTTCCAGTGATCTGCACGACCAATAGCATCAAATACATTACCGGTAAGTAAAGTGGTTAAAAAACTTCCTGGAGCATAACCGTATTTCCAGTATCGATCTAATGCTTCTAGAGTATGTTGCGGAACAAGTTTGCCGTCACCTATCATCACCAATTCTCCACACCAGCAATTTCAACTTTAACCACAGCATTTCGATCATTGATTGTCATTTCCATGGTCAACGATAAAATGCTACCAATACCACTAGAATTATCTGCTTCTAGTTTGTAATTTTTGGCATCGGGAAATTCTTCCATCACTACCAAAATTTTTTCTACTTCTTGTTTTGTGATATACATTAGATATCTCCTTCACGCTCTCTACGAGCTTTACGCTCTGCAGCCAGTGTAAAAACTTTTTCGTTGTCGTTAGTCCATTCTACGGTCTTAGGGAGAATGATCCCAAACTCGGTTGTATGACCGTTAATAGTGTGGGGCTCATTCTCGTCATAGGTCCAGCCCAGGGCCTTCATCATTTTGTGCTTGACTAGCAGGTTAGGGCTACGAAATGCTTCTGTATCACGGAAGCCCATCATCACTCCAACTTCTGCCACAGCACCCGAACGACAAACACCTGCTACACAATGAACAACAACATTCGTACGATTTTCAAATGCACGTTGTAGAAGTTCTACTATTTGATCAGCCTGTGCCTGTGTGATAGCGAACTCGCTAACATCAACCATTTTGCCGTCGCCAAAGTTGGTCATGCCATCTTCTTCAATGTCAAGGAACTCAAACTGATGCACTTCTTTGAAAGGGTAGCTAGGAATAGGAAACTCCATAGCAGGATCAACAATTTGAATCAGCATAGAGTTAATACCCGCATCGATGTGATGACCTTTCTTAACATCGCTGAGCGATACATTTTGGATCCACGGATTCATTTTACTTTTCCTTTCATTAATGAGTCATACGCATACTTAAGATCATTTTCTGAATATCTGATCAAATCATCGTATTCCTCTTTGGCCCATTCGTCAAAATCTACTTCTTGAACTTCAATAGTATATTCTTCTTTTTTTGGACCATACTTCTTGTGCTTCTTTGCCGCAGGCTTTTTCAAACCTAACAACTCTTTTTCTTCGTCAGTTAAGCGATCTAGTGCTTCTTTCTTTATACGTTCACGACGTTCTAATTCAGCAACACGAGCCTTTTCTGCTCGATCTGCCTTAACATGAGCTACCCACCATTCGGCAACTTCTGGATTCTTTAAAACAAGAAAATCTTCTTTGCCTTGTTTAACAAGTTCTTCCATAGCCGCACAGGCAATCCGAGCAAGTTTGTCGCATTGTTTTTTATACTCTTCTGCACGGCTATAACCATTATCACTTTCATAATCACGACAAGGCATAATGTTCTCCTTAAACGATTGCTACCATAAAAATAATCAGGGCAATGATTGGATGTCCACACATTAGAGCAAACATAGCAAGAATGGTTCCAAAGAAAACTTTATCTTCCATTACCGTTCTCCTGAATGTTTAATGATAAACATTGTAACTTCAGGGCCTTCGAGTTTAACACAATCACTAGGATATTTGTTTTTCTCGCTGCCCCAACCTCTGTTGCCAATTCGACGAACCCCAATCATCTTAGGATTGATTTTACGAACAACACCAATCACAAGACTATTGCTCTGAGGATAAGCGACGCAGTCTCCCATATTGATTACTCGTCCGAGTTGATCTCGATGTTCTGGAATTTCTTTTGCCATAATAGGTCCAAATTGCCTTTCAAAACCTGTGAGCATTTTGCTCGTTTGCCTGTTAAATGATCTTGGACAGAATCGTCTTGGAATCTATAAGTGCGAATTTTGTCTCCTCGCATCCCTGAACCAACCTGAGCTTTTCTATTGTTTGCTATGCTATTATTATACGATCTTTTGAGTTCATTGTCAACTCGTTGTTGCAGTTCTGCCATAGCGGAGTCCAAACTATTTTGGCGACTACGACATTCTGATTTGGCTACGATTCCTGATGGAATGTGTGTGATACGGCAGCTATTTTGGTGCTTGTTCCGATATTGTCCACCAGCACCAGTACCACTATACCATTCAATCTTAATATCAGTTTGAAGTATAGTTGGTGCTGTCCAGGCATCCTCGCTGTCTATGACAGCGACGGTAACGGTGCTGGTATGAACTCGGCCCTTGCGTTCCGTGGGAGGAACTCGCTGGATTCTATGACCTCCGGGCTCATTGTCTAAGCCGGATAGATCTGCGCCCTCAACAAGTAATGAACACTCGCCAAGACGTACATCTATCAGGCGGGTAGTTCAACC